CCTGGTTAGGAGAAGTTTGACCATCCGGCATAACGCGTATGCTCGGGAGTGGAAGTTCCTGACGGAGAAGACCCCTTTGTCGACATTATATCGACTAAGGTCTCCACAGTCTAGAAGCTGATCCATTGTTGCTTCAGGGTATAGGGCAATACACATACTGTCCATACTCTGTTCCAACAAATTGTTCAGAGCTTCTACGACTGGTGGATAACCGGTCTTTCCTTGAGCTTGTCGGTACGATTGGACGTCCAAGCCCCGACTGTCATCAGAAAAGACTCTGTTGTAACCAAGTTCTATTTGTTCTTGGATTGCAGCTCGTCCGTTCTGAAAACAGTCGACATCACTTCGAAGGATATCCACCTTAATCTCACGAATGGCCTTGTATACTATTTCAAGGCGTTCTCCATGGGTTAAGCTGGGGGGAAACTTCTTAAAATGTTTATCCAAATTCTCAATAAGGATATCCATTTCGGAAATTATCCCTTTTGCTTTTGCAAGTCCTTCGAACACTTCATACAGTTTAACGATCCGAGGGGCTTGTCTCCTCTTTCCTAAAACTGTCATAAGTGCTGTGATGAGTCCCGGTTGTTCTTCACGAGAGTAACTCCACCCGTGCTTTCTCTGGTTCTCCATGAAGTTATAAAGAAGTGAATACTTCTTCCAAACTTCTAAGAGACCACCTACAGAGAACCCTGTCACCTCAACTCCCTTGTATATCCATCTCTTAGCAAATTCATACACGTCTCCGACGTGTGTCTTTTGCTCAGAGATTGGCATATCAAGTTTGTTGAGAAGTTCTCTGTATGCGAAAGCAACCTGGTCATCAGCAATGACAATATCATCACCAAGTAATCTATAATGAGTAAACTTTCTTCTGTTTCCACAGAGTCGGGATGCCCATTGGACTATAAAGTGATGAGTTAATGCCATTAACGGCCAGGACCCGTAGGCTCCCATGGGCTGACCGGTTCTATAATGAACCGGATCAGACTTGGGAACGTCGAATCCTTTAGCCACCATGATCCTTCTTACAGCCTCAGCCTTACGCCGTCCGATAATCTTCCCTAAGACCTTCATCTGAAGGTCCATGGGCATTCTATCGGTAGCGGCTGTGAGGTCGAAACTATAATAAGTATCATGGCCTGAAAACTCGGTACAAAAGTCATCTTGATTAAATGTCATGTCCTGCTTTATACCTTTCAGGATCGTCATGAGATGATCGTGAATAGGTTTTAGGGCAGTTTGTGACCAATAATCAAGTATTCCTATGACTCGAGTTTTGGTCTCCTTGTCAGAAAAGTAGGAGAGTTTCCTAAGGGATTTATGAGTTACTGGGAAGGCAGTATTCCATACTTCTGCGTATGAAAGGTTAAACCCAGGAGGGCCATCAATTAAGCCCTGCATGTACCTGCTCAACGGCTCGCCTCCAACAAGATGTATATCTTGCATCAAATCTGGAGGCAAGGCGAGGAGATCAGATATTGCAGAGTAAATTGCTTGCCCACTTGGTCCTTTCTTAGTAGAAAGATGGGGTGTTTGCCACCTTACTCTCTTCCAATGTATGGACAGGTCATTGAAGATTTTCTTCTTAAGATCAAAGCCAATCTTAGGAATAAAACCTTTAAATGAGTCTGTTATGTTCGTTACATCCAATTCAGGTTTGAATGTTAAGTGCCTCATCGAAATGAGGTGTGTTAACACAAATCTGATCCCATCTGGGTTATCCAGGAAAGGAATAAAGTATTTGAACCTTTTCGGAAACCCAGCGGATGTAATTGACACACCATCGGAGAGAAGTAAGGGGTGACCAGTGAGATAACGTGTCACATGTAAACGTGCTCTTTTAACATAGAGCACAGTGGTACGAGATCCTCTGTCACCTTCCAGTACTCTTAAATCTCGAAAGAAATTCTCTGAAACCCTGAGCCAGCTATCCTCATAGC